TTCTTACTTACGCCACGCCGCTCAGGGTCTCGAAGAAGCTAAACAGATTTTGTATTTGTTGGGTCCTGTCGGTAGTGCAAAGTCATCTCTCGCAGAGAGACTCAAGGCTCTTTTTGAGAAAGTACCTTTCTATACAATCAAAGCCTATAACAGCGAAACGAAGAAATATGAAATATCTCCTCTATATGAATCGCCGTTGTGGTTGTTTGACGAAGAAGAAGATGGTGAAGAGCTCCAGAACGGATATGGAATCGCTCCACGATATTTTTCCGCAATCATGTCTCCATGGGCTACAAAACGCCTTCGGGAGTTTGAGGGAGACATATCTCAGTTTAAGGTTGTCAAGTTGTGGCCTTCACGCTTGAAGCAGGTTGGTGTTACGAAGACAGAACCAGGCGACGAGAACAATCAAGACATCTCCGCGCTTGTTGGTAAGATCAGTATCAGAAAGCTCGACGAGTACGAGCAGGATGATCCAGATGCATATTCATATTCTGGTGGTCTTAACCTTTCAACTCAGGGCTTACTTGAGTTTGTCGAAATGTTCAAAGCACCAATCAAAATGTTGCATCCTCTTCTGACCGCAACTCAGGAAGGGAACTATAATGGTACTGAGGGATTCGGCGCGATGCCTTATCGCGGAACTATTGTTGCTCACTCTAACGAGTCTGAGTGGACAAAGTTCAAGAATAACAAAGACAATGAAGCGTTCCTCGATCGTGTCTACATTGTTAAGGTACCTTATGTTCTTCGCGTGACAGAAGAGGAGCGAATCTACGAGAAGCTGATTTCCAATAGTGAACTTTCTAGTGCACCCTGTGCGCCAGGAACACTTGAAATGATGGCTCAGTTCTCTGTTCTAACTCGTCTACACGACCACGAGAATTCCAACGCGTTTTCCAAAATGGAAATCTACGATGGTAAGAATCTCAAAGACAAAGACCCAAAAGCAAAATCAATTCAAGAGTATCGTGACTTCGCTGGAGTAAATGAAGGCATGACCGGTTCCTCAACACGGTTTGCATTCAAGGTTCTCTCGAAGACATTTAACGCCAGTAATGATGAAATCTCTGCTAGCCCTGTCCACTTGATGTGGGTCCTCGAAAAGGCTATTAAAGAAGAGAATATGGATCAGGATACTGAGGCTCTGTACATTGATTATCTGAAAGGAATTCTTGGACCTAAGTACGCAGAATTCTTGGGCGACGAAATTCAAAAGGCTTACTTGGAAGCATACGACGAATATGGCCAGAACTTGTTCGATCGATATGTTCTCTACGCAGACAATTGGATTCAGGATAACGACTATCGTGATCCAGATACAGGTCAGCAGTACGATCGAGATGAGTTGAATTCAGAGCTCGAGAAGATTGAAAAGGCGACAGGTATTGTCAATCCTAAGGACTTCCGTAACGAGATCGTTAATTATGTTCTCCGTGCGAAAGCTAACAACCAAGGCAAGAATCCTTCTTGGACAAGCTACGAAAAGCTTCGAGCGGTTATTGAAGGAAAGATGTTCTCCAACACAGAGGAGCTACTTCCAGTAATCTCTTTCGGAAAGAAAGCAACCGAAGACGAAGAAAAGAAGCATGCGGACTTTGTGGATCGTATGACCGATAAGGGCTATACGAGGAGACAGGTTCAGCTGCTGGTTGAGTGGTATATGAGATTTCGCAAGCATAATTAAGGAAGAACAGTGTGGCGGGTGCTTAGCACCCGCCATGACAACGCAACCCATTGAGTAAATACAATTATGCCTACACACCACATTATTGATAGACGGAAGAATCAAAAGGGTAAGAGTTCAGGCAACCGACGTAAATTCCTAAAAAGAGTTCGTAAACACGTCAAACAGGCTGCTCGCGATGCTATTATGGACGGTGATATTAAATCTATCACGTCGAACAAAGGTCGCAAAGTTAACGTACCCGTAAGAGATCTTCAAGAACGCCATATTGTTCATGGTGAAGGTGGTGATGCGGAACGAGTATACACAGGCAACGACCGACATATCACTGGTGATAGGATAAAGCGTCCCGAAGAAGATGATGGTGCAGGAAGGGGCGGGTCGGCAGATGGGGAAGGTGAAGATTCCTTTTCGTTTGAACTAACCAAAGATGAATTTCTTGATTTGTTCTTTGAAGACTTAGAACTTCCTGACCTAGTAAAGGAACAAATCAAAGTAGCTGATATTTTTAAGTACAACAGAGCAGGGTTTGTTACAGATGGAACTCCAGCTCGGTTGAGCGTTATTCGCTCTATGCGGCAAGCCAAAGGCAGACGTAAAGCTCTACGTGGTCCCAAACTGAAGAAATTAGCGGAGCTCGAAGAAGAGCTACTTATTATCGTTGAACGGCTTATTATTATCGCTGCTGATCCAAACCGAAACGACGAATTCAATGAGTTGGAAGCACGTCGAGTCGAGGTAGAAGCAGAAATTGCAAAACTAAAACGGAGAATAAAAGCTATTCCGTTTGTGGACGAGCACGACCTTAGATTTAAGTATTGGAAGAAAACACCACAACCAACTACACAAGCTGTTATGTTTTGTGTTATGGACGTGTCGGCAAGTATGGGCGAATGGGAAAAGGAAATGTCGAAGAGATTTTTTATGCTCCTCTATTTGTTCCTCACCCGATCGTATGAGCGAGTTGATTTGGTGTTCGTTCGTCATCACACAATTGCTAAGGAAGTTGATGAGGATGAATTCTTTCACTCTCGTGAGACAGGTGGCACGTTGGTATCACCCGCACTAGAGTTAATGAACGAAATTATTAAAACGCGCTATCCGGTTGAGTTGTGGAATATCTACGGCTGTCAAGCGTCGGATGGTGATAACTGGCCTAATGACACAGAAGCCGCAAAGGACATACTTAACAATCAACTGTTGCGCTTATGTCAATATTATGCGTATGTTGAAATTGCGGATCCAAATTACAATAGAGGAGATAGTGACTTGTGGGGAACGTATGAAGAAGTTCGTGCAGCGAATTCCAACTTCGACATGACTGTAATTACCGATGCCGCAGACATATTCCCAGTATTCAGTAGACTATTTGAAAAAGGTAAAACACGTGCGCGATAATAAGCCCATATCAACATCAAGCGAGTGGACGTTTAAAGACATTAATGCCTACTACGACGTTCTGAACGAAATTGCTACCGAGTACGGGTTGGATTGTTATCCAAACCAGATTGAAATAATTGGTAGCGAACAAATGCTCGATGCATATTCTAGTATCGGCATGCCATTGTTTTATAATCACTGGTCGTTTGGTCAAGATTTTATCAAGAATCAACATTACTATAAAAAAGATTACCAAGCGCTCGCATATGAAATTGTGATTAACTCCGATCCTTGTATTGCTTACCTTATGGAAGACAATACAATGATGATGCAGATTCTCGTCACAGCACACGCTTGTTTTGGACATAATGCTTTCTTCAAAGGAAATTATCTGTTCAAACAATGGACAGACGCGGAGGGTATTATCGACTACTTGGTTTTTGCAAAGCGGTTTGTATCGGATTGCGAAGAAAAGTATGGAGCTGCAGAGGTTGAAGAGGTTCTTGATGCGTGTCACTCACTCCAGGAGTATGGTGTTGACAAGTACAAACATCCACCGCGGCTTTCTGTGCGCGAGGAAAAGGACCGTGAGAAAGAGCGGCAGGATTACATTCAGAGTCAGTTAAACGAGATATGGACAACGATTCCAGTTGGTAACACGCCGAACGACGAAGGTGACGAGCTTGTGCGATTTCCAACATCTCCACAGGAAAATATTCTTTACTTTGTGGAAAAGAATGCACCAAATCTCGAGCAATGGAAACGTGAGATTATTCGCATTGTTCGTAAACTATCGCAATATTTCTATCCACAGCGTCAAACAAAAGTAATGAATGAAGGATTTGCTACATTCTGGCACTACACGCTGTGCAATGACTTGTACGACAAGGGATACATAAACGACGGATATATGAAGGAGTTTTTGATATCACACACAAACGTGGTAACGCAACGGCCGTATAACCACAAGTATTACAGTGGGATCAACCCATACGCTCTTGGGTTTGCGATGTATCAGGACATCAAACGAATTTCAATCGACCCAACGGAAGAAGATAGAAAGTATTTTGATTTCGCTGGTAACGGCGACTGGGTTGGTAATATCATGTACGCCATGCAGAACTTTAAAGACGAAAGTTTTATACTTCAGTATCTTTCACCTAAAGTTATCAGAGACTTCCATTTATTTTCGGTTGTTGATGAAGAAAAAGATCCTAAAATGCGAGTATCAGGAATCCACGACGATGCTAGTTACACAACTATTAAGAAGGCTCTTTCCGGTCAATATAACATTGGATACTCCATTCCCGATATTCAAGTATTTGATGTTGATCGATGGGGAGATCGCTCGTTAACGCTTCAACACAACATGGTTGGTCGGCGTCCTCTCAAAACAGAAGAGACAACCGAAGTATTAAAATATCTTTCTGAATTATGGGGATATGATGTTTATCTTGACTCGGTTGATGAGAGCGGCACTATTCGAGCCTCGTATGCGATTAAAGAAGACGAAACATTGTTGGATGTTTTTTTGGATGATGACGACGGCTAGTTATCCTCCTGTCTTATGAAGTTATTTCCAATTCGTCAAGGGGTGACATAAATATTCTTCGTAGCACTAAGCTACCCACAACCAGGAGGAAGCAGATGCCTAAGAAAAAGGCTTCTCGTCGTAACGAGAACATGAAATTCTTAGAAGAGTCACTAAAACAAAATGGAGTCGCACAATATCACGGACCCAACAAACGAAAAAATTGGAGTATACACGACCTGAAAACAATAAAACCTTTAACACCCTCCCAGCACGACATGTTCCACGCCTTTTATGAAAACGATCACATCTGCGCGCACGGAACCGCAGGTACCGGTAAGACCTACCTTGCATTGTACCTAGCATTATCCGAAATCTTAAACCCCCAGACCCTTCAAAATAGAATCATTGTCGTTCGTTCGGTAGTACCGACGCGAGAAGTGGGCTTTTTGCCCGGTGATCTAAATGAGAAAGTCGCCGTATACGAAAGTCCTTACAAAGACATTTGTGCGGACCTTGTTGGTCGTTCGTCCACGTATGACGACATGAAAGAGACAGGCTTAATTCAATTCATGCCAACGTCTTTCATTCGAGGACTAACTTGGGATGACGCAATAGTGGTTGTTGATGAGTGTCAGAATATGACATT